TTACGAGCTTGTCCAAAAGCTAATTGTCCAGCTTGTCTTGCTTCTCCACGTAACTGAGATTTAAATCCTTCACGTCCAAGTATTTCAGATGCTATAGATGATTCATCTCCTATTCTACCTCTAGCTAAAGAACCAGCACGAGCTTCTTGCTCTGCTAATCTTTTTTGTTCCGGAGATAGCTGGTCAGCTGATGCATATAATTGTTCAGCTTGAGCTAACTGTAGGTCGGCTAATTTAGCACCAAATGGGTCAGCCATTCTATAGGCTTCAGTTACTTGTGGAGCGTACTCTTGTAGGGCAGCAACATCAGCAGCTCTTTGTTCAGCTAGGGATTCTCTTTGAATCTCACCAGCTCTACGTCCGGACTCCTCTAGTAAATCAAATAATCCACCTTGTTCTTCAGTACCTTTTGCAAAGGTTTCTATATCAGCTAACTCAAGTGCAGCGTAGCGAGGACGGAATTGTTCTTCCGCAGCTATGATACGTTCTTGTAGTCGTGGGTCAGTTACACCTTGAAAACTTTCAAAGTCTCTACCAAACATATACTGTCCCATTGATTCACCGGGGTCAATCGGTGGTGGTGCTTTTCCTTTTCCGCCCATATTAGTCCTTAGTTTTTAAAATTCGTGATAAAATCTTCTGTGTATAGTATACCTTAGTAGGTTGTCCTTTCCTATGTCTACTACCCATTAATTGTTTATGTAAACAATCCGGCTCCTTTTCAATAAAAGTAAGTGCCATCTTTTTCCAAGCTGAAGTAGATGAAGCAAATAGGAATGCCATAAATATTGAGTCCCCTTCTTTGTTGTCTTCATCCCAGTTAAGTACGAAACTCCAACCATCATCCTTGTCGCAATTGTACCACATGAATACACCGGCTATTTTACGGTCAGCGTTCGAGAGAACTATAAGAGTTCCCTTGAATTGGTGGTAAGCAACTAGCTGTCTAAGAGTTTCTCTATTCCAACTATCAAATACTTTTCCGTTTTCGTTTTCTATACAGTAATCAGTAACCTTATCTACAAAGTTTATGAACTCCAAGTTACGAGTATCATTTAATGTAGCTACTGCACTATTAAGTAACTCATTATCTGTCTTTGCTAGTACAGATTCTTCCGCTATCATATTACACTGTTCGTTTCCACATATATACAGTTATATATGGTTGTAAATTGTTGTGAGGAGCTGCGTTTCCAGTTCCGTCACCATTTTCACCTATATTACCATTACCAGTATTACTTGTTCTTAGTTGAGTAAATGCAATAGAGCCATTATCGTAACTATTTGCATTATATGCTTCTGTGTAAGTATGGTAGTGCGGAGGAATTTCGGTTGTAGTAAGTGTATGTGTCTTAGAACCACCGGTAGTTGGTGTAGCTGCATTAAAGTCACTATCGGTTGTACTGTGACCAACTAATACTTGACCTTCACCAAATCTTACCCAAGTAGTTCCACCATAAGCCGCAACAACAGCTGCTGAATCAGCATAATTTACTGTTGTAGTCAACAAAGAGCCAGTTGGATATAAGGATTCTTTAATGGATGTTAAAGTAGCATCAGCTAGTTTAGCAAAAGTAACAGCGTTATCTTTTAATTGTGCTGTATCTATACCCGCATTCTTTACGAACAATGCTTTAGGTGAAGATGCATTTAAACCAATGGTAGAATCATCTACTGCATTTGTATTAAATACTGCATCATCTACAATATCATTGAGGTTAGTGGAAGTCACTTGGCTTCCATTTGCATAGGTTGTACCCTTGTTTGTTACTCCGCTTCCGGCTGGTGTTGTCATATTATTCTGCTTTGTCTACTGCTCTAAATGATTCTATTCCATCGACAGACACTGCTCTAAGTTTAGGCCTACCGACAATATTGTTAATATCTAATTGTATACCATATGCTCGTGGATTCCCCAATCTTCCTCGGATTGAAATATCTGAGCCGGCTTGTAAATCTGAATTACCATTGAATCCACGTAGTGTACCTATCTCTATATTCCTGTCAAGGTTTTCTAGTTCACCGTCAATATCAAAGTTCGAATCCAAATCCGGCTGTGATTCTACGTGCATCTCGAATGACCTCCACTTCTTTCTATCCAAGTTATTAAATGTAAACTGTCTTGTTTTAACTGAACCCGGAACCTGTGAGATTTCTAATGCTCCACCAATAACTGTAATAACCCTATCATTTCCATCCACTCTGGATTCAAGTTTATTAATTCCACCTAAGTCACTTACTACATACACACCCCTGTCCGAACCATCACCAGCAATGAACATATTTGTAACATGGAATCCTTCTGTGCCTACTGTATCTATTGATTCCCACTGTTGATTCAAAAAGTTATATATAATAATAGCATTATTTTCTTGAGAGTTATCTAAAGGAACTGCTAAATAATAACGATTATCAAAGTAAACTGATACTGCCTTTGATTGATAAGTCTTGTTTATTCTCTGTATGGTAGCATCAATAGCTTCACTTAACGGTAATTCTGTTCCACGAAGATTGTATTCATCTTGGAAACTTACACCGTATACTCCGTTGTCTGATAGGAATAGTATTTGATTACCTATCTGTTGTATTGATTTCCGGGCCAAGCAACCTATCTCATCAGTTAATAATCTTGCGGTAGCATTGTTTAATACCTTTGAGTTAGCAACCACGTGAATACTATTTCTATTAAAGACTACTAATACATCTTCAGAAAAAGAATGAAGGCCAACGATAAAGTCAGCTGTCCCGGCATTGAAACGGAAGTTAGCATATATCTGGTCATACGTATCTGTGTCCAAAATATCTGATGCAATTAATTCATCAAGTTTTCCGTTAGCTGTAAAGCTATCAGTTGCATCATTTACAGTATAATTAAAAGGCATTACTAATCTACGCTGATGGTAAATAGCAAATGGTGGTGCGGGCATATGTGTGAATCCAAGTCCTACTGAAACCTTCTTCGTGAACACCGGTGTAGTAGTTAGACTTGCACCATCGGTTACGTGAGCAGAAGTTTTTTCGTAATCACTAATATAGAACTCAAACCCAGCAGCTAATGCTACTGTTTCATCGCCACTTAATGTAACGGATGGATTTTGAATTACATAAAATATTATCGTATCAGTTGTTTTTTCTGCAACGAATCTTTTTCCATCAATCTTAGTGTCACCAAATCCAGCTATTGTTATTGGGTCACCAACGTGTTTACCGTGACCAGCCGCAGTTATGGTTACTTTAAATCTACCATCGTATTCACCTCCAGATACACTAGCCGCAGTTGCAGCTGATATAGCGGTTGTGGAACCAGCTGAATATGTATTGGCTACAATAAAATTTGAACCAATAACTAACCCAGATGAATCATCTCCACTTAGTGTCTTATCACCTATTACTGTTATGGAGTCCCCTTGAGATACTCCATCTGGTTGGTGTACAATACCACGATTTTCAATAAGAGCAAACTCTCCACTTGCACAAACAATCTGTACGGGCTGTGAGTATTCCCCGCTTGCTACCTTTGTAAAATCATTTGATGTATTACCATCCCATTCAAGTGCTGTCTGTCCGTCCCTAAATATAAACACTTTAATAAATGCTTGAATCATATCAACCTCGGATGCAACAGTTATACCAGCGGGATAGGCTATATCTGTAGAAACTAATGTCTCTAAATTATATGCTATAGCTTTTGTGTTAGTAGCTAATACAATAAACTGACTAGCACTATCATTTGGGTCACTGAATGCACAAGAACCATATAGGCCTTCTACGGCATCGTCATCAATAGTTGGCTTTGTAACAGTTACACTTCCACTTGCTGAACTATATGTTTTGTCAGTAAGTTTTATAGTAACTGCATCTACAATAGTTACAGTATACAATCCGGAAGCAGTTGCTGGGCTTACGGTAAGTGAACTAGTATCTAATTGTGCTAGTCCACTTCCAGATGTCCCTAGCCCGTGAGCAGAAGCAAAATTTAAAATCAATTCATTACTAGTAACTGCTACAGAGTTTGTAGTAATATTTGAATCCATTAAATAAAATGGTAAAGTAAGTGCACCTGTTGTACTAACTGGTGTAAGTATTTGGTCAATACCTTTACGTACTTCCCATTGCCCATTCAATCCCATACGGCCATTCTGTGAGTCCGCA